CGTGCAATTAACACTGCAAAGTTTATTGACTGGGTAATTAAAAGCAATAAGAAACTGGACTATTGGTGCAAGGATGCAGTGTATCAGGAATATTTAATGGAACACTTGCGCAAAGAAGCAACACAGGATGCACTAGAGCGTAGCATAAAGACCATGGAAACATGGGCAGAAGAAAAAGATAGCGTGTTCAACCATTACTTTAACTATGTAAATGGCAACGTACTAGTGCATGATATAACCACAGGACGTATCAGTGCATGGATTGTGTTTAACTGTAACAGTGGACAAGCGGCACTGGACAAACTAAGCACAGAACAAATAGAAATGATCTTCCCATATATTGATCCAGACTATTGGAAGCGCAAGTTTGTAGACTACTTTGCAGACACAGAATGGGTAAAACATATACTTAAAGAGGCAGGACTATGACAATACCAGCAATTGATTACCCCCCTGGAGCACATGGCAATTTTTTAATAAAATGTTTGAATGTTGCTAGTGGATTGGTCGAAGATCAAGAATTTTATGGTAAAGACAGAGTTGGTGCGCATGCTACAGATTTTCCAGAAATAATTGTTCAAAACGCCAGTAAGGTAACAGATCAAATACACAAAGAGAAACGTTCTTGGCTTTTTATAACTCTAGATCAGGAAGACTTATACAAATTTCAGTGGCACTATCTCTATGCGAGTAACGATTTTGGATTTAATGTTTTAAAGTATTTGCCTGATCAAGCTCATAAATTTTACTCAAACGATCTTTTAGTAGCAGAAAGTGTACGGGAACAATTTAAACATTTTGACATACATAATATAGACAGTTGCAGAGAAATGTATAAACTAAGTTTTGGACAACATAGCGGTCATCTTACAACAATGAACCATGTATTGCAAGAATACAGTCATGATTTTAGGCTACCATTCAAAACATTTTATAACAAAAAAGATTTTTTAAATTGTATACCAAAACTGTTGAACCATTTAGGATACACACAAAAACAAGATATTGAGCATCAATTTGATAACTTTATAAAAAAGAAGCAAAGTATTATTGATAGTGAACAACGAGTACTCCGAGCATTTGCTTGTTATAAAGATAAAACGCCAATGGACATCAGCGATTTTGTACTATATGAACAGGCATATTTAGATTACTTAATTGAAAAATATCTATGCAATACTAGACTAATAGTATATAATAGCGGATATCCAAAAAACACAATAGATATAGAACACAGGTTAGAGGCAGAATATGTTTGATATGCCAGATGTAGACATCGACTTTGGTGATCGCACACAGTTGTTAAAACATGTGCCTAGTGTAGGTGCAAGACTTGAAAACGGAAACAAACACAACACTGGTGTTTACTTTAACAGTATTCCACAAGCGCATGATGGACTAGCAACACTGGATCATAAACGTGCAGAGGAACTGGGTTACTTTAAATTGGACTTGTTGAACGTTGGCGTTTACACAAATGTAAGAGATGAACTACACTTGGTAGAACTTATGCGTGAGCCTAACTGGAGTAAACTACATAACAGAGATTTCTTTGAGCAACTAATACATGTAGGTAAACACTTTGAAACAATGGCAAAAATGCCTGAGGACATTACAAGCATCCCTCGTATGGCAATGTTTCTTGCAGTCATACGCCCTGCTAAACGTCATCTCATAGGGCAAACATGGGCAGAGGTAGCAAACACAGTATGGGACAAAGCAGGACTGGATAGTTATAGTTTCAAGAAAAGTCACAGTGTAGCCTATGCGCAACTAGTAGCAGTACATATGAATATATTAGAGGAAGCAAATGAGTAACGATACAAAACGCATGGAAGAAATACAAAATCAATTAGTAGCACACATTCAAACACAGTTAACCACAGACGAGGACTTTATGTATGTGGCTACTATGTTACTAAAGCACAGTATGGTATTATACAAAACATTTTTGGATGATGAACAAATACAGAAAATGCTTGCGCATGTAGCAGAAACTATATCTGATGATTTAGATATTAAAGATTATACTATGTCAAACAATAGTGGCGGCACTACACGCCACTAGCAATTACTGCTAGGAAATAGTAAGTTAGCACATGCAGGCATTGGTCTAGTACATTAGTCCACCACCATGTAGTACTTCTAGCCTCACATTTAAGGTATCTATTTAAATGATGCTTGGCCCAGTCGATGTGCCAGTGTATGACATAGTCAAGCAAGCCTATTACTACTGCAATCTCAGGTGCAAACCATAGTGCGATAAACATTGTTGCAATCCCATGATGCAGATAATGTGTATGTCCGTCACCAATCCACTCATGCTTTGCTCTAGGTCCTAGGTACTGTTGTATACCTAGATCAACAATGAAATGTTTGAGCATTAGCACTGTAAAGAATTCAATCATTTTACTTTCTTTACCAATTGAATATTGCGTCTCTTACTGCGTTTTTTTGCTAGATCAGCAATGCTTACACTAGGACCTCGAACAACCTCTGTGTCACGAATATTAAAAGTAATTAATATGCTGGCAAACTGTGCAAAGTCTTTTTTAAGAAACAAATTAATGGGAATCATTCTATTTGATTCCCACCACCATACGTCTCCTAGTTCTAAAAATATTGTTTTTAGTTCATCAGGGATCTTGCTATAGTCATACATGCTTAACACAGTATCATCTTGATTCTGTACTATTCCTACATATTCTGCGCCACCATAAGTTACTAGACTCAAAAACGGATATTTTTCAAATATTTCTTCTGCTAGTGGAGGCATTCAACTCTTTCGATAAATACAGTATGACTGTTACTACTGGATATTTATATGCACAAAAACACACCGCAGTTATTACTGATACAGGAGTAAGCAACCTAATGAGTATGTTTTATACACCAAATGTAAAAGTATATAGAGGTATTGACAACTATATACGAATTGAATTTAAAAACCGTGATCAAAAGCGAGTAAACATGGCAGGCAAGACTGCAAATATTGTTGTGTTAGACAAAGAAAATAATGTTGCTTACTTGGAACGTGCGCTAACAGTGGTCAACGAACAAAAAGGCATCATGGAAGCAAGCATCACACAAGGTGACTTGCTAAACCTAGATAGCAAGTTTTACAATTATGCACTTAAAGTAACAGACGGCGAAGATCGTACTGCACCAGCATATGCAGACGACAATTATGGTGCAAACGGTGTCCTAGAAGTAGCAGATGGTGTTTATCCTACATTCATAGCAAGCACAACAGAAGCATTTGCCAGCGGCGACACGGGCAGCACTATCAGTATTAAACCATATATAAATCGCAACACAGCACAACACACTGCACAAGTTTATTTTAGCAGTGCGTTCACAGGCACCCTGGAGATACAGGGCTCAATTAATCCAAGTAATAGTATTCAAAATGCTGATTTTACAACAATAGCAACAGAAACATATACTGCACAGAGTGATAACGCTTATGTCAACTTTACAGGAGTATACAGTGCAGTGCGTTTTAAGCGTACAACTACTAGTGGAACATTGAGTCAAGTATTATATAGACCTTGAAGTTAGTCGGATTTGGCTGTAGTTTTACTTACGGCAGTGAACTATTCGATCCTGAGATAGCTAGGGGCTTTCATAAAGCAAATACTCGTTATAGACAACGTCACTGTTGGTTGGGATGTCTTGCAAATAAACTAGGTGCAACGTTTGACAATCGTTCAGAGCCTGCTAACAGCAATTATGCTATACAGTATCAGTTTGCTGACTGGTTTAATAACAATAGGAATCCTAGTGAGCGTGTAGCAGTGTGTGTTGCTTGGACTGCTTTGCCGAGATTTAGTTGGTTAGATGATACATGGACGCATAATGGCACAGTTCGAAATGATCAAAAGTTTCTACACAGTCGCAAGGATTGGATTACTAGTGATGTTGATCATAACTATTGGACTGATGCTGCAAAACTATTTGTAAACAGTGTATGCAAATTGCACAACATACCTATACTTCAATTTAATGCAATAGGACAACATAAGTCTATCAAGTATGATAATTATTTTTTGAATGGAATGACAATGGAAACCGTGTTAAAATCTGCGCAAGCTAGTGATAGTCGATTGGATTTGTTTGCAAGTGGAGGACATCCAAACGAAGCAGGGCATGAATATTTCACAATTAGGTTGCATGATTTTGCTAAAGAACGTATAATATAACTGTTATGAATAGTATCCAACAAGCAGTAATAGATAGTTTGCCCGGCAAGCAAAAGCGTACTACTAACGGCTGGATTTCGTTCAATGCTGTATGCTGTCATCACAATGGCGAAAGCATGGACAAGCGTAGTAGAGGCGGAGTTATTGCAAACGGCGAAGCAATAAGTTATCACTGTTTTAACTGCAACTTTAAAACAGGATGGCAACCAGGTAGACATATTAGTTTTAAAATGCGTAAACTACTAACGTGGTTAAACGTAGATGAAAACACAAGACAGATGCTTAATATCGAAGCACTGCGTATTAAAGACACAGTAGTAGTTGAAAATGTTGAAGAAGAAAAGTTTGAAATAAAATTTAAACCTAGACCTTTGCCTGATAACACAGTAACATTAGCAGATGCTCCGCAACACATACAGGACTATGTTGCACAACGTGGACTAGACAGCACACGTTTACTATATAGTGATACTAAGCCTGCAGGTATGTGGAAGCGTTTTATTATCCCTTGTACATATAAAAACAAATTAATTGGTTACACCGCAAGAACAACAGATGAAAACAGCAAGCCAAAGTATCACAACAGTTACGACACAGGCTATGTATATGGCATGGACGATCAATTACCCAATGCAAAGTTTGTTGTTGTGACAGAAGGTATACTAGATGCCATGTGTATTGGTGGTGTAGGCATACTTAGCAACAATGCTAGTGAAACACAAGCAGAGATTATTGACACACTTGCTCGTGAGGTTATACTAGTACCAGACAGAGACAGTGCAGGGCAACGTCTAATCGACGATGCACTGGAGTATGGATGGAGTGTAAGTTTCCCTGAATGGGAGTCGGATGTAAAAGACATCAATGACGCAGTTGTGCGTTATGGTAAACTGTTTACACTTAAAAGTATTGTGGATGCAAAGCAAACAATGAGTTTAAAAATTAATCTTAGGCGTAAAAAATATGTATAGCATTACGCTTGAGCCTACTACTAGATGCACACTTGCTTGTCCGCGGTGTGCAAGAACAACCTTGCTTGATAAATTTGGAACACAAGGATTAACTATTGCAGACTTAAATCCAGCCAGTGTTAAAAACTTCTTTGATTTGCCCGTAGAATATTTTTATTTAGGCGGAACATACGGAGATCCAATTTTACATCCTAAACTAGATCAATTGGTTGCAAGTTGTAAAACACATGCTCCGAGAGTAGTTATAAACACTAGCGGAAGCGGCAGGAATAAAGCATGGTGGGAACAGTTTTTAGACTGTCTTGGACCTGATGATACAGTTGAGTTTGCAGTTGATGGATTGCCTGAAAACTTTACACAATATCGAATTAATGCAAAGTGGGATCAAATTGAAACTGCTATAAAATTGTGTGCAGGGCGTGTAAAAACAATATGGAAATACATTCCATTTAGTTTTAACGAGCATGATGTTGCTAGTGCAAAACAACTTAGCCAAGACTTGGGTATAGATCAATTCAATATTGAACCAAGTGATAGATGGTTAGATAACGATTGGTTAAAACCAAAACAATTTACAGGACCAAAAGAAATTACAAAAGAAAATTATAAACAAGTAAAAACTATTTCACCAAAGTGTTCCAATTATAGAAATCAATACATCAGCGCACAAGGGCATTTTTTACCGTGTTGCTTTGTGCATGATTATAGATTTTATTACAAGTCAGATTGGTGGAAGGATAGAGACAAGTACGATATAAGTAAAACTACTTTTTCAGAATGTATTAGACATTTTGACAAGTTCTATAGTACAATAAAACAAGTTAAACCAGATTACTGTGTTTACAACTGTGGAAAATGTGAATGACAAAAGATTATACAGCAGACTTACAAAAACTATTTTTAGAGATGATGTTGCATGATGCACAGAACTTTGTGCGTGTGCAAAACATCTACAACGTGGATAACTTTGATCGTAGTTTGTATGATACTGCAGTGTTTGTAAAAGAACACAGTGACGAACATGGTGCATTGCCTACTGCACAACAAGTACAAGCAGTAACAGGTGTTGAATTAAAACCTGTGCCGGATATTAACGAAAGCCATAACGACTGGTTCCTTGTAGAGTTTGAAGGATTCACCAAGCGACAGGAACTAGAACGTGCTATTCTCAAGAGTGCAGACCTGCTTGAGAAAGGCGAATACGAACCAGTTGAAAAGATCATTAAAGATGCTGTACAAATTAGTTTAACAAAAGACATGGGTACAGATTACTTTGAAGATCCTAGAGCAAGACTTTTAGCTCTTAAAGACAATAACGGACAGATTAGCACAGGCTGGCCCGCTATGGATCGTAAACTGTTTGGTGGTATGAACAAGGGAGAACTTAATATTTTTGCAGGTGGATCAGGATCAGGCAAGAGTTTGTTCATGCAGAACCTAGCAGTTAACTGGGTAACACAAGGACTAAATGGTGTGTATTTGACACTGGAACTTAGCGAAGGTCTTAGTGCTATGCGTATTGATAGCATGCTTACAAATGTAAGCACCAAAGAGGTATTCAAAGACTTGGATACTGTTGAGATGAAAGTTAAGATGACAGGCAAGAAAGCAGGTAACTTGCAAATCAAATACATGCCTGCCCAGAGTAACGTTAATGATATTCGCGCATACTTGAAAGAACTACAGATCAAGAACAACTGGCAAGTAGACTTCTTGCTGATTGATTACTTGGATTTGCTTATGCCAGTAAGTGCTAAAGTAAGCCCAAGTGACTTGTTTGTTAAGGACAAGTACGTTAGTGAGGAACTACGCAACTTGGCTAAGGAACTAGACTGTGTGTTTGTAACAGCCTCGCAGTTAAACAGAGGTGCAGTTGATGAAATAGAGTTTGATCATTCGCACATTAGTGGTGGACTTAGTAAGATCAACACAGCAGATAACGTGTTTGGTATCTTTACAAGTCGTGCAATGCGCGAGCGTGGACGCTATCAGATACAGTTAATGAAAACTAGAAGTAGTAGTGGCGTTGGTCAAAAGATTGACCTGGAGTTTGATATTGAAAGTCTGCGTATCCGAGACTTGGGTGAGGATGAAGAATATCAACAGTTTAAGAAACAGAGTAGTAGTATCTATGATCAACTTAAAAACAAAGACAGTGGTGGTGTAGTTGATGCAGGTGATGAGCCTTCAGGTAAGATCACTGCAAGTGTACAAAGCAGCAAACTAAAAAACATGCTTGCTGGACTTAAAACTAGTGACTAAGGTACTGATCTAGTCTGTGCCCTTTTGCATCCCAGCAATCAATATAACGACTGCCATTACTCATGCGTACCTTGCCGCTGCCTGCAACTACATCTGTGTCTTTGTATCCAAAAGGCTTTTTAATAGTAACATCTACATACTCGCCATTGTTAACACCAAGTGTTACAAACGTAACATAACGTCCACCTTCGCCTCTGAACACACGCCCATTAGCAACCAGTCCTGCAAAGTTTACTCTGTCACCCCAAGTCTCTTGTACAAACATATTAGGCATAAACTCTGGTTGTGTCCAATATCCATGACGTTTGTACTGTTGCTGTGGACTTTCTGTAATGCCGTTTGGGTATCCTAGTTCACGCAGATCCCAGCCAGCGTTCTTTGCTTCTGTTTTGTGTACCCAGCGTTTGTAACTGCCTTGGCAGTGTTTAAGTGCTGCCCGCCAAAACTCCTTAGGGTTGTGTGCTTTTTGATATGCAAGTGCCCATATAAGTCTGCCCAAGTTTACAGCGTGTGCTCTACACAATCCAAAACTGCCTAGCCCATATAGTTCTTGTATGATCTGTTCTTTGTTTTCACTCTCGCCCATGCGTTCCATGAACTGCATAACTTTTTGTTCGTCACGTTTTGCAAACGCACGACGATACATGTCTGCTTCATACATGTCGCAGTCGATAAGTTTTGCTATTTTACGAATAGCATCATCTTCATATACAATAGTATCTTCTAAACGTTGTTCAGTCCAGTCTTGAAAGAACGCTGCTTTTTGTCTGCCTGTAGTAGCAACAGGTCTAATAAGTGCAGTAGCAAATACACAGTCTGATTTGCTTTGTGGTTGTATCGCTTGGAACAGTCTGCGCATTGCTGGCGACTCTGCTTGTGTTACTCCAATAACTTCTCCTCTGCAAAGCATTTGACTTGTTTCAAAGTCCTGTTCAGGATATGCTTCCAGTGGTGTTTCGCTATCTATCTCTAACAGTTGGCTAAGTCCTCTGTTAGCAAGTATGTCTATTTTTAAATGTTCTAGGTCTTCTACTTCACGTTTGTCTAGTAGTATTTGATTGTCTGCGTTGATTAAACTTTTCGGTATCTTGTGATTGAATACAAGTATGCCTCCGCAGTGTTTCGATATTGCTTTCTTTTTGCCTATTAGTTTTCGTTCGATTCTCATTGCTTCTTCCTTGTCTATGTCTAAATCTTCGTACTTAAAATTGCGAGGAAGTTTACCAGATGCGCCAAGACGTCGTGCTGCTTCTCTGCGAGCACCGCGCTCCTTATAGGTAACATAGTTGCTGATCCTGGCACTTTTGCCGGGCCATTTATCAAATATCCGTTGCATTACAGCGTTCTGTTGCCAATGTGGAAAGTCTATATCCACATCTGGTAAATCATCTCTCAAAGGATTTAGGAAACGTGCAACCGGTATCTGCCATCTTATGGGATCCACGTCTGTAATACCCAGTAGGTAACAGACGAGACTAGACCCTGCTGAACCACGAGTCATATGAGTAATGTCACGGGTTAGCGTCAGTACATCGCAAATTGTGAGGAAGTAATCGACGAAACGAAGTTTGAGAATAATCTCTAGTTCTTCGATAAGCCTGTTATGATATTCAGCATTGTTCGGAATATGCCTTATGAATCTGCCTAGTAATCGTTCTAATTGAGCCGTTGCGTCCTTAGGTAACTTCATTGTGTGCCTCTTTTTTGCCTAAATTCTTTTGTTTGTGCCAAGTGTGACATTTCTGTCACACTTTATTTAGTAAGAGACTTTACCTAATTATAATTTTTTTGGTTTATATATTGTTTTCGTTTGGCTTTATACTACCGTTACCAAATAAGTCTACTGCTTTCCAAGACAAGTAAATCTTGTATCCAGGAACCTTTGGATCAGCATCTCGCATTCCTTCTAAGAAAACTTTGTCTGACGCAATTTTTGCAGTCTTTACTAGATCGCTATCCTGGGCATCGCCTTTATTCCAACGATACTGCCTTATAGTTTTATATAGTAGGTCGTGTATAATGGCTGCTCTGGCAACGTCAAATGGTGCAATTAACCACCACATCATCCTAGGCACACTTGCTAGGTCTGTAACAAACCCTGATGGCACTGTAATAGTTTCAGTTTTGTTGTTTTCTCTTTTGACTTTGACACCTACACCCTTTAGTGCGTCAATTTCATCTACTGTGAGTTCTGATGTAGTATATGATAAATCTCTACCTAGTGTCCATTTACGAGGCGGATTAAACTCAGCCATAATTTTATTATTGAATTGTCCCATGCATTCTCTCCTCGATGTGCAATAATGTAACGTTGTATTTAACTGAAATAAACTAGTTTTTTGGTTTCATTTAAAACAAAATCTTTATGTTTCTCACTGCCCCATGGGGAAACTCTACACTAATTGACATTTATGTGTTGTTCCTGTACAATGTAATTCTATTTAGTTAACCGATAAATACATAAAATAGATAGGATATAAAATGCGTAAACAGACCCGTAGTATACTACACGAACTAAACAGCATGATTGTTGAAAAAGACAGACAGCATGTATTGGAAAGTCGAGCAACTAACGTGATAGAGAGCGCAATCAATCTTATTAATGAAATGCACAAGCATTATGATGACGATACTGCAGGCGACTTAGAGCGCCGACTATTAAACAGTATTAAACATCAGGATAGCAAACGTTTTGTGCGAGGTATTCGGAAAGTTAACGAAAGCAAATGCGCTTCAGAGAAATAGTAGCCGAGGCTGCTGAAGGCAAAAATTTACACTTAGAACACATTGAGGATCTAGTATTTCTTCAAGGTACTAGTGGTGCCAACAGTGCGCTACAGTATATTAACAGTGTGCGTGATATGCTAGAAGAAGGCGGCACAGTAAACAGTAGTGTAACTGTAAAGTGGGATGGTGCACCTGCTATCTTTGTAGGCACAGATCCAGCAGACGGCAAGTTTTTTGTTGGCACTAAAGGCGTGTTTAGTAAAACAGGCAAACTTGTTAAAAGCACTGCAGACCTTGACAAGTATGGGTACAGCGGCGGCTTGCGTGACAAATTAACACTTGCACTAAAACTACTTCCAAGTTTAGGTATAAAAGGTGTGCTACAAGGCGACATGATGTATACCAAAAGTGATTTAGAAACTGCTGATATTGACGGCGAGTCGAGTTGGATATTCCAGCCTAACACGATTGCGTATGCTGTTCCTAAAAACAGTGAATTAGGCAAGCGTATTGCATCAAGTCAAATGGGTATTATATTCCACACAACCTACACAGGCGACAGCATGGAAAACATGCAAGCAAGTTTTGGCGCCAATGTAAATGAACTAAACAAGACCAGTGCAGTGTGGTTTGATGATGCGACTTATAAAGATTTGAGTGGGCAAGCAAGTCTCACACAACAAGAAAACAAACAAATACTACAAGGACTAAATGCTGCAGCAGGCGCACTTAAAACTGCAGACTTTACAGCAGTTAGTGGTGACTACAAAGAACTTATGATGCAGTATGTTAATGCAAGAATACGCAGAGGCGATACACAAATAGATGATGCGCAGAGTTTTGCCACAGACTTTACACAGTGGTACAATGATTACATACAAAAAGAAATTGCAAAACTAAAGAATCAAGACCCTGAGAGTCCTGCAGTTAAGAAGCGCACGGATAAAATTGAAGCACAGAATAAGTTTGTCGGTGATAATATGACAGGCATTGCAAGCGCACTAGCAGTGTACAAAGACATTATTGCATTGAAAAATATGCTTATAAATAAATTAAATAAAGTAGACAGTGTTAAGTCACTGTTGCGTACAGATACAGGTTATGAAGTAACAAACCCAGAAGGCTTTGTTGCTATTGGCAGTGATAGCGGTGCAGTGAAACTAGTTGACCGCATGGAGTTTAGTAAAAACAACTTCAATGCTGTTAAGAATTGGAGCAAGTAATGAGAGCAAAAGAATTTATCAGTGAAGATAAGCAGAAGTTAGATGAAATTGCGCCACTTGCTGTTGCCGGTTGGGCTCTTACTGCTGGTACTGCAGCCTGGCAAGCATACGACACTTACAATGATATTCAAACATATAATAAAAGTGGAAAAACTGAAGCAGACTTGGATAAACTAAAAGCAGCAATTGGCATGGATACTCTTGCACTAGTTGCAGGCGGCGCGGCTGGCAAACTAGTTGGCAAAACTATTAGTCTAGGCGCAACACCATTTCAGGCTGTAAAAAAAATATACGATGCGAAAAAGCAAGCAGCCGCAGCTAAACAGGCTGCTGAAAAAAGTGCAAAGGCTGCTGAAAAGGTTGCTAAAAAAACTGCACCAATGAAAAGCGTAAAAACTCCAGGCGCAAGCACCAGTATTGGAAGTACAGCTACAAAAGCAACACAACCTAAGACAGCAACACAAAAAATTAAAGATTTTGTTAAAGGACCTGGCGATGAAGCAGCAGGCGCTGCAGCAGCAAAACTTGCTAAAAAGAAAACATCAAAAGGTGATGTTAGTAAATCTGCAGGTGCAACAGCCGGCAAAACAACAAGCAAATTGAAACCTCCTTTAAAGGCTACAACTGCTGCCGGCGCACTAGCAGGAAAAGCAGCCATTGATGCATTTGATAAATTAAACAAAGGATTTGATGACTGGGAAAAGAATCGCAATGCTGCCAATACAGCAGGTGCTAACAGTTATGTGTACACAGGTGATAAAAAAAATCCGCCTAAGAGTGACTTTGTTGCAAAGAATCTAGACCTAGAACGATTAAAGGCAAAAAAATAATGGCGTTTGAATTTATCAGAGAAGAAATTACAGAAGCACGTTATATCCGCAGTGCAGCAGATACAATTGGTAGAGACATGACTGACATTGGTGAAAGTTTCTTTGAGCAACTATTAATGCTACAGCAAATGCGTTTTGAGAATCCAAAATTTGCAGCCAAGTATGCCAAAGACACACTAAAGTTTATGAATTTTAGTAGCGTAAAGCCTGGTGCAACTGATTTGCACAACCTTGCAAGTATTATTGCTAATCCAAGCAAGTATAAAGGCGTAACCAGCGGCGGCGCAGTTGGATTTGATGAACTAGGATTTAAACGTTACTTGCGTGACATTGCAGCAGGCAGAAGTAACACTGCAATGGATAGAACATTCCTAATGAAGCAGCAACGTAATTTGAGTATTAAGAACACTTTTCTTAAACAAGCAAGACGTGCAAGTGCAGATTATGGACGCACAAGTGCAGGCGAGCGCACTGGACTTAGTGCAAGAATGGTAAACAGTCAACGTCAAGATGGCAAGTTTCGCAGTGATATTAGCAAGCAGTATATGGGCACTGTAGCAAATAAAAAACTTGTTCCCAAAGATGCAGGCTTGCCACTATGGGCTAAAGCTGCAGGCGGATTTGCAGCCGGTGTTCTTCTTAGTAAAGCAATAGACTAATAAAAAATCACAAATTGCATAAATAATTACAATAGAGATGTAGAGATACATCCATAATGGAGATAAGAAAATGGCAGATCTAACCAACAACGCAGTAGGTAAAGCAGGTAACGGACTAGGTCCACGTACCCGTATTATCAACCTTGCAAAAACAAACATCACACAAGCAGAACTAGACGCAGCTCTACTTTATCTTGCAGCAGGCGATGTTGCAGGTACAAACGATGCACACGGTATTGCAGGTGTAAGTGTACTTACAGAATCAGGCGTGTTTACAGGTGGAACAACTGACAACGTGCAAATTGCAATCCAGGGATCAGGTGCATTTACAGCAGCATCAAACTTTGGTACAGGTTCAACAGGTGTCACAAGTTCACTACTAGCAGACTTTGATCAGCAGCCACTCTAAGCGGCTAACATAAACTAAAGAAAGGCTCAGTTTTTTCTGGGTCTTTTTTTATGAGTTAAATACTACTATAATGAATCAGAGTGTAATATTTAACATGCCCAGTGCAGTATGGGGTATTAGTCTAGTGGATATAACTGAGACTAATGTTACTCGTGGTAACTCAAAGCAACGCAATCAGCAGCGTAACTGGGAGACAGTTATACAAACTGCAGGATTACTTACACAAGCAGTTGTGCTGCAGGAACCTGAATTATACAAATATGATAACAGTGATAAGTTTATAAACAGTGAGTTATATAAAACAATTGGCAACAGGCACAAGTTTCAATTGCAAATGTTTGACGCTAATATAAATGTATGGATTTTTGCATTAGGTGCAGAACAAGCAGATGTCTTTGGTAAAAATGCACAACAACTACACACAGTATTTGATCTAGTCCCTGTACACAGAGACTTGGATGAATCTATACAATTGACTCCTAGCGTGTTCCACACTTCAGATAGTGAATTAATTAACATACAGTTTTTCCCTGCACCCACAAGTTTATAAATAAAATGATGCTAGAAATACAGGCACATTTAATATAAAATTAGGCACATACTAAACACATAGATAATCTAGACATCACCCCAAGGTAGGTGATTAGTTATGTCGGAATTAGAAAAAGAGTCTTTGGAAGCACATGTAGACTTGTGCTCTGAGAGGTATACTGGTTTGCATAGAGAGTTAAAAAACTTGGGTAACCGCATGGATAAATTTGAAAAAACTCTGTCTGAACTTAAAGATATGATGATTTCAATGAAAGCAGACAGAAACAAACAACTAATTAACTGGGGTGTGGGCATCATCGGCGTCCTTGTAAGTGCGGTTGGCGCACTGCTTTTTGTTTTACTAACAAGATAACACAAGCATAAATACAGTATGATTTTAAGTGAACTTACTGAAGGTATGACATGGGCAAAGCGCGGCAACAAAGTTGTTCGCAAGTTTCGCTGTGTCAGCGGCAGACGCAAAAGCCGCGTAGTTAGTTCGCCAGCACAATGCTTTGCAGCACCAGATCTTAAGAAGCGTATTAAAATGAAAATGACTCGTGCAAGACTTGGAGCAAGAATGGCTCGCAAAGCAAAGAAAACAAAAAGAGTTAATCCAGCAAGTAAACGTGTAGCAGCACTAAACAAGGCAAGCAGATGAAAATATTAGAAGCACAGCATGGCGTATTAACAGGCAAAACTGTAACTATAAATGAAGCACAGTATGTGCTTCAAAACATACAGGGCTTTACTGCTACACTAAGTGATCCCAATGATCCACGCATAACTTTCAAACTTAATCTTGCAAACAAGAAGATTGATATGTCCGGCGCTGGCGGTATTGAAATTACAGACGAACTTACACCTGCAGAACGTGCAAATCTTATTCGCGGCGCAAAAGGTGCAATGGTCAATGTAAACGTAAGCAGTATTAGATAATGCGTTTTGTAGAATTTACAAGTGGTCTTCAGACTTTTGTAACCAAGGAGGAGCAGGAGCTCATTGAAACAATGAGTAAAGGTCCTGTGAAAAAAAGAGATTTAAATGAGAGAGAACAACAAGTGGCACGCCGCTTAACTGAAAAATCTATCCTAACAAGGCAAAAGCAAGATGACAGCATCTATTATAAACTTTCCAAGGCAGCAAACTCTACATCAACGTATTGATCGCTTACTTGATTTCACTCCTGAAATAAAAATCTGCAAACTTGAACACGGTGCAGTAAAAGTCAATGACATTATTATTGAAAACCATTATGGTGCATGGACATGCAAAAGTGAAAATTTTTATAGACGTAAAAGTGCTGTTGGATATGCACTGTGCTTGCTACACAACGACTTAATTAAAGCCAAAGCAATTAAAGAACTAGATCGTAAACTACAAAAAGTAAAAACAGATATAGACTTTTACCACTATCATTTGCGTGGCACTAATCAAGTACGCAAAAACATTATGAGTCATCGAATTAGTGCTGACATGCCCATGCTGCATGAAGTGGATTATGCACTCACACAACTCCTCAAAACCATTTCAGTTTAATAAATACACTATATAATTTAAAGGGAAGAACCATGAACCTTAACGAACTAGTACCTGCACCAAGTGCAGAAAAAGTAAACCAATTAGCAAAACGTGTATTTGGATATGCACTGGACTTGGATAACCTAAGTGAAGCAAAAGCACAAAGACTCCACAAGAATCTAAGTAGTCAAATGAACATTTATGAAAGTAAAATTGGCAGTGCAAGTCAAACTCGTACAAAGTATTACGAGATGAAAATTGCACTTGAGGCACTTAGTAAGCACATTGCTGAAAAGAAAGCAAAGCCAGACTATATTGACATTGACGGTGACGGCGATAAAGAAGAGTCAATGAAAAAGGCTGCTAAAGATAAAAAAGCAAAAGCAGACGAAGGCTACTACGGCAAAAAGAAAAAGAAGATGAACGAAGGTGCTATCGAAGGCAGTGAACTAATTATGGCTGCTAAAAGCATGGTTGACAAGTACGATGCAATGATCCAAGATGTTGGTGAAATGCTTAATGAACAACTTACTCCACTAGTAGATAAAATTCGCGACGAAATGGGTTCTGACGTTGCTGAACAATATCTAGCAACAATGACAGATGCACTTAATGCTACAATGGCAGGTATGAAACAAGACCGTATGGTTGCAGACGATGCTAGTAGAATACTAACAGGTGAGGCACCAGCAGCACCAATGGGTGAGCCTATGCCAGCAGAAGGTGATATTGCACCTGATGAAATGGCTATGGAGCCAATTGAAGATGAGTTTGCAACAGCAGACGCAGCACAGGGCGGCGAAGAGTCACCAGTAGGTAGAGAAAAGAGAGCATAATGTTTACAACAGTTGATATGAGAAAATTACAGGATCGTTTGAATGCAATGACTGAAGTTGCAGAAGAAGCAGCACCGGTACAAGAACAGCCAGAAGAAGCACCACAAGTTGAAGAAGCACCAATTGAAAATAGTAACGGTGATGCAGAACTAGCAGAACTTAAAGACATGCTAGGTCGCAGTGGCGTAATGGGGTTTACACAGTAATGGAAAAGATTGACGAAGCAACACAACTAGACGGAATTTTTAGTGTAGAACATCAAGGAGCTCTACTGTCGCTTACAATTGAGATCCGTAAATTTTTTGATACTATAGACAAAAAACTTGATCTTCCAGGTGATCTACAACTTAGTCTTATGAATCAAGTAGGTGATATGCAGGATAATGTCGGTCAATATATTGATAAAAAACGAAAAGAAATGAGCCAAGAGTCTATAGGTGAGCAAGAACTTGCAGACCTTAAACAAGCACTAGGAAAGTTCAAGTGAGATTTTACGAAGTAGATAGTAGTATTGATGCTATAATGAGTGCAGCTATGGTTGCACAAACCCGTGCTAGTAATACTGGCAAACAGGGTAAACTAAGCATGAACGGCTTTCTACAAATGCTTGCTAACGCAGGTATTATGATGGATTATGACGGATTTAAAACAGTTTTCGACACTAATCCTCAACTAAAGAATGTTATTGCACAGTTCAACAAAGACGAGATTACATTTGTTGGCAACAGTGATGACGAAGGCGCAGGATATGAGGAGCCGCAAGGCGACATGCCAGATGATGAGCGTGTAGCAAAAATGGCAAAAAGAGCAACTAAGATGAGAACTGAAGAATTTGTTGAGGATTACGAAGTACTTCCAAAGATGGATAGAGACAAGTATCAAGAGCGTGATGGACTAGAAGGTCCTATAATGACACGTTCAGGTAAAGTTGTTTACTATGATAATAAAGAAGGCAAATACTATGACCCAGATACAGACATGTATTTGTCCTACGATGATTATAAAATGTTGGATAAAAAAGCAAATGAAGCAGAACTTCCGCCACACCTAAGTAAAATGTTTGGCAAAGACGGCAGTCAAGTTGAAACACGAACAGATGTTATGAAACAGATGCGCGACATTGTAGACAAAAAGAGTGCAATGGAAGTTACGTTTGGTGATGGTAAGCAAATGGTTGACATGTATACAGCAAGTGTACTTGTACAAGTCTACGACAAAGTAAATGATAAAAACAAAGAAGCAATTGTACAACGTGTAGGTACAATTGAAAAGTTTATGAAACTTATGCCTAAATTGTTTAACATGATTAGCGAAGGTGATAGCCCACATCCGAAAGGCAGTAAAAAGTACAAAGCACACATGGCTGCAAAGCATGCAAACATGAGTGAAGGCAAAAGCATGGAAGATAAGATTGCTGCTGACATTGAAGCAGGCATGAGTACTGATGCAATTATTGGCAAGTATGCTAACAAGCGTACTACAAACACAGATGAGATTCGTAAGATCATACAACGTATTAAGTTTAAAAACTTTAGGAACAAATAATGGCATACTTCCCTACAGGCGCACAGGCTCGTGAAAGAGCGCAAAACAACAACGTATTAGCACAGCAAATCAGTATCATGGAAATTGCTGTATTAGACGCTATTGCAACCAGTGCGTTTGCAGCAACCATTAGCAACACTTCAACTGTTACTATACAGGGCACTACTATTACAGGTAGCCCAATGACAGACAATGACACAGACGGTCTTAACTATTACAAAGCATATCAAGGCACAATTACTGATGCTGTTAAAACAGAACAGATGAATGAAGTAATTGCACATTTCGAGAACAAGGGTTATACCATAGCTCGCAAGAGCAGTTCAGGAACATATTTCTACTGGTATATTACCTGGTAAGGTAAACAATGCACACTAGCGAATTTAATCGCAGAATGAAGTTCGCATTTATGAATGACGATCCATTTGGTGTACTAAGTGCTATCTATAACAATGAATTGCCTCATCCTTATTTTGATCCTAAACTTATAGGTTTTAGTAAGTTAAGAGATTTCAATCACAATACATGGCTTTCTAGAGAACAAAGCAATAGGATAATTGTATTTGAAGATTTAGAATATATTATACCTGGTGAAAAATTTAACTGGGATGCAGTAGGCGATCCTCCCTGTACTGAACAAGACAAATTAATTACAAGCAGTATCACAGTCAATGATCATCTTTGGCCATGTGAATATGCATTTAGTAGTTGGCATCTTGTACAAACACATATGCAAAACGCTGAAACTTTTGTTGAACAACCAGATACAAGACCTTATTTTGCAGACATACTGTTAGGAAATCTCAAAACACAACGCAAACAATTCTATAATCTGTTACAAGAAAACAATCAGTTAGAAAACAATCTAGTAAATGCATTCGGGGTATATAAAACTCCTTTTTTAGATCAAGGCATAGGAGAAATAGATTTGTTTTTCAATAATCTTGATACTAGCGGTGACTACGCAAATACTACCAAGCATTTTAAAGGTAACTTTGCAAGTCAGTATATAAGCAAACACGTTCAACAAGCAAGTTGGATAAGTGTAGTAGCAGAAACATTAGACGATAATAGAATATTTTTTCCTACCGAAAAAACAGGCAAAGCACTAATGAGCGGTAAACCTTTTATTGTACTGAGCAGTAAACACTTCCTTAAAAATTTAAGAAGTATAGGATTCAAAACTTTTCATCCAATAATAGATGAAAGTTACGATTTAATTGACAGTGTAGAATCGCGCACAAGAGCGGCATATTCCAGTTTTATAGAATTGCAAAAACAAGATCCCATTATAGTAAGAAAAAAATTAAAAGATGTCTTAGAACACAATGAACAGTGCATGCGAGACAAATCATTTCTAACACAGAGAGCAAGAAACTTATTGCAAAATCTGCAAACTAGTGTATAATAATACTATGTTAGTAGAGCGATACAATTATGCTCCGATCAATAGAAAAACTATTGACGGAAAGAGGCACTATGCTACTCCGGATGGAGGTGCTGTGCCTAGTGTTACAACAATACTGGACAAGACCAAAGGCGAGGAAAAGCGAAAAGCATTAGCAAACTGGAAGAAACGTGTAGGTGAAGCCAAAGCACAACAGATTGTTACTGAAGCAGCAGGCAGAGGCACTAGACTACACAAGTGGCTTGAAGATTATGTAATCACCGGTGATATAGGCGAGCCTGGCAGTAATCCATACAGCCAACAAAGTCATAAGATGGCAAATATTATACTCGAGCATGGACTAAAAAATGCAAACGAGTATTGGGGTACAGAAGTGCCACTTTACTACAGCGGACTTTACGCAGGTACTACAGACTTAGTTGGTGTACACGATGGTGCTCCTGCAATCATGGACTTTAAACAAACCAATAAACCAAAGAAAACTGAATGGGTAGAGGATTACTTCCTACAACTTTGTGCCTATGCACATGCACACAATAACATGTTTGAAACTACTATCAACAAAGGTGTAATACTTATGTGCAGTAAAGACTACCAGTATCAAGAATGGATACTAGAAGGAGCTGCATTTGACCACTACAGCAATATTTGGTTTGATAGAGTAGCACAGTACTACGGGCAAGGATAAATACTACATTATATTGTAGGAGTATACTAACATGGCGATTGTGCAAATCTCAAGAATTCAACATCGTAGAGGCGTTGCTGATAACTTACCACAACTAGCAGTAGGCGAACTTGGTCTTGCAGTGGATACACGCAGAATTTACATTGGTAACGGTGGTACAGATGCTCCAAAGATTGAGAACATTGAACTACTAACAGCAAGCAGCGATTTGCTTGATAGCGCAGACACCTACACATATAAAGGCGCAGCCGCAGGATATAATGCTACAACAGGTGTAAGTGCAGCAAGTCCAGTTACACGCACTATGCAACAAAAGTATGATGATCATGCAAGTGTCAAAGACTTTGGTGCTAAAGGTGATGGTACTACAGATGACACAGCCGCTATAAACCGTGCGCTATTTCAATTGTTCAGTCGTGCAACAAACACTGAAGTCCGTAGAGCATTGTTTTTTCCTGCAGGCACATACATTGTAACTGATGTAATTAAAATTCCTGCATTTGCTAAACTAGTTGGTGATGGGCATAACAGTAGTATTATAAAAGGTACAAATGCAGCAAGAGATGCAGTTGCAATGACCAGTGATAGTATACAGCAAATTGACGGCAGCGTAGGATCAG